CATATCATCATTCGCCAATCTACTACCTACATTTCCTGCACCGTTGTAAATACATACTAAATCCAAAAGAGTTGCAACCTGCCATCTGTGAGCGCATTTATTTGGGTTCAAATCTTCTTTATCTTGTGTTGAAATAAGCACGTATTGCGTTGGATTTAAATTGCCTGTAACTTGTGTATCAAAACAAGGATAAGTTGCATTAACAGCATCGTAAATAGCTTTACGAATGTATTTATTTGGATTTACCATATTTGTCTAATACTTTTTTTAATTTTGTTAAATATTCTTCTCTACCTCTAATTAATGCAGGATAAAGAAATGGTCTTGCTCTTAAATTGATTTGCTTTATTCCTCGCCCTTTAAACTTAATAGCTTGTTCTTTTAATTCAGTTGGTACGTTTACTAATCCACCCGTTCCAAATTCTACAAATGGAGCGTAAGGAGCAATAACCCCACCAGCCTCAACAGTCCAATTTAACGGACTTTCTTGTACTGCCTTTATAGATTGTCCTAATTTACCAAAGTTAGCAGGAGCGGATTGCTTAGCGTATTTTTCGATATTTCTTGCTACTAATTCAGTAACACCTTCAATATCCTTTTCAGCTTCTTTGCCGTACTTTCGTAAATCTGCAATAACACTATTAATCCCTTTGATTTGCATAAATTTGTATATCAATATTATCTAAATCAATATTTAAAACACTATCAATATTATAAATCAATCCGTTATATTTAAAGAAATTATCTTTAATTGACAAAACTAAATCAAATCTATTCCTGATAGTAAAAACAGTTTGCACAAAATTATCATTTTGCCCGTTTTCATTTTGTCTATTAGAAGTTTTTGCCGTAACGTTTGCCCATAAATTTTGAACTAATGCCGTAGTAACTGTATTACCACCGTAACCATCAGGAACGGTTGTAGTAACCCATAACTCTACGTGCTTTGTATATTTTCTAGCTATCATATAAAGCGTCTATTAATATCAATATTTTGCATTACAAAATCAGGGATTGTATTCATAGCGTTGTTAGTTTCTGAATTATAGAACCAAAAGTTAATAAGTTGCAAAGCACTATCTATTAACTCGCTTGGAATATCATCTAAATTATCATACCCAATAGTTAAAGTAACAACATCGTCGATAGTTGGAACGATAGCATATAAAGGTCTGTAAACTATATCTAATTCAGTAACGGTATTATCAATAGGAAAATCATATACTTTTACTTGTTGAACTAAAGCACAATCTTTATAATATACTTTATCACGTGTTTTAAATATATGATTTGTTCTTTTTTCAATAAAAGACAAAGCACTATTAATCATTCCAGTAATTTCATTATCTGTAATAGTTTGGGCATCGTCAATTTTTAAATATAACTTAGCTTGTTCTAAAGATATTACATCGATATAATTAGTCATTTTTCTTTGATTTTACTTCTTTTATCTCAACTACATACCAATTCATAGCCTTAGCATCATCATTAGATAATTCAATAGTATCGTCGATAAAATAGTTTTTCTTTTCTGATAGCTTATAAAAAGCCTTAATTACTTTGTATTTTTTCATAATGCTTGTTCTGTTAAATTTATAGGTTCGCAAATCTTTGTTACATTTAAATAATCTAAATAGTTACTTACTGAATATTTCTTTTGTGTGTAGTTAGAATACTTAATAATGATATAATCCCCGTTTTGATCCGTTCCCCTTGCTAAAATGTTATAACAGGTTAAAGGTACTTCTGGAGCGGGTTGTTCTTCTGAACTACAACTAAATAAAACAAATGCTAGTAATAAAAATATTTTTTTCATAATACAAATATACAAAAAAACCCTTTGAATTAACAAAGGGTTTAAAAAAACTAAAACATATGAAAATTATACAGCAGTAAAGTCACCATAAACAATAGCGGCTGGTTGTTCAACTGCTAATCCTACTTGTGCCTCAATTCGAGCAGTAATATTATTTGTAACAAAGTTAGTACCCTCAGTTTCTGAAAATTCTAAAGATAATCCTTCTGTAACAATTTTATTTACTCTAGTCCAATCACCAACATAATATTTATTAGCAGCCAACCAATTCGCTCTATAAATAGCTATTCCGTTAATTCTTAATTGACCATTTTCAAGCGTTACAATACCCGGCAACCCGTATCCTGCACCTGTTGATTTTTCAGTTTTAAGAATATCCCAATAATCAGCAGGTCTTACAACAATACCATTAACTGGAAAGTTCAATCCCTCTTGAGTTGCTATTTCATTCAAAAGCATTTCAATTTTGTTTTTACCTGTAATGATTTGAGCAGATGCAGTTGCAGCAGCAGCAAGAACAGTATTAAAAATTGAATTTTCAGCAATAGCGTAATCACGTCTTAAAGCGTTAGGGATAAACGATGTTAAAAATGGAAGGTTATTAGCCATTTTTTTAGAGTATCTAGTAAAACCAGCTATAAAGTTAGTTGCTAAATCTACCATTGTAATGTCATAATCCTTTTGAGTTTTAGAACTTCCCTCAGTTTGAGAAGAAATAGAACCCTCGCCTCCTGTTTCTCTTGGGTATGTATAAGTACCACCCTCGATATTTACACTTCCAACTAAATCAGAAACGTTTAAAGCTTGTCCAGGTACTAATACAACATTTAAGTTATAATCTCTCGGAGCGTCACCTGTAAGATTTACTGGCAAAGTCATGTTTCCAACAGCTTTAACTTGTACGGCATTTCCTTTTCTAACTTCTGAAATACCTTTGAAGTTTTCAGTAATAGATTTTACCAAAGTATCTTCATTTTTAGTTCCTGATGCTTTGTCTTGTAGTTTCAAATCCAATTTATCTGCATGGTCTTGAACTGATTTCAATTCAGCAGAAAATTTAGCTTCCATTGCATCGGTAGCGTTTTTCAATTCAGTTTCAAATTGTGATTTATTTGATGCTGATAATTTAGTTTCAAAAGCATCGATTGCGCTTTTTACTTCTGTTGCAGTTTTAGTTTCTAAACCTGCTTTGATGTTTGCCAATTCGGCTAGTAATTTCTCGTCCATTTTATTTAAGGATTAAAGAGTTTGTAAATAATTTTAACGTTTCTAAATAAAGCGGCTCATCTTCTGGAGTGTCATCTTCTGACGGCTCGTTATCAAGTGCTTTTAATAATGTTTCAATTTGTTTTAATCGTTCATCCGAATAATCCAAATCGTATGATTTTTGTATTAATTCCATTAAACCATAATGCGATTTAATAGCTTTTATGTTTTGTACTGTTGCTAATTCATTAGCCGCCCAACTAGATAAAAATGAATATTCCATTAACTTGTATTCAGTAATAATAGATTTATTCTTAACATCCCTTTGTAATACTTTATAACCAATAGACAATTCAGCATTTAAACCGCTATCGTGCATTAATTTAACATCTGTGAACATATCCTTGCCTAAAGGCTTATTCATGTTAAATTGACTTGTTGTAAGCAATCCGTAACTATCTTTCGTATTAATAGACAAAGGAACTCCTATCATCATAGTAGGGTTATGGTCTTTTAATACTCTAATACGTTTGAAATTCTCTACAACAGTTTTATCAAAAGAACCGAACTGGCTTATATCACCGTCACTATCTTTATTGTTATAAGCATTTGCATAGGCAGTCACAACTCCCTTGGCTTCATCTAATTCTTTTAAATCGTATGATAACTGTTTAAACTCCATGCTACAAATATATTAAAATTATTTATAATTATTCTAAATAAGCTATTTTATTTTTCTAATTGGTAAACCGTCTGCATCTTCTTTAATCGTAAATACAACTTTACATCGGCAGTTAATAACGTTTCCTGCTTTTGCATTTGGATCACCCGGATATTCTATCTCTTCGCCACTTGTAAAAAATGTACTGTTTGCATCTACTTTAACACCATTCATATCTAAATGGTCATATATCGAATGTGGCGGTCTGCGTGTTCTATTATCCTGCACACTTATCCAAGTTTTCTCTAATTCATATTGTGAATTTTGAGCAGCTAAAACAGTAGCGTAATTTGTGGCAGTTGTTGTTTCAGTTCGTGCAATTCTTAACGCTTGTGCTTTATACCAACCAAACTTATTTTGCAAATTTCGTGTAATATCTGCAACGCTTATATTATCATTATAACCTTGTTGTATTACTTTAATAATACTTTCTATTAATGTTGAATGTACTGATACAATCCTTAATCCTGCATTGCTATTTAACCACTGATTAATAATCATTTCAAAATCAATATCTGCTTTAATAGTATTTTCAGTTCTTTTATATTGTGGCTTTATTAAAGTTGTGTAAATTTCTTTATACATTTCTTTAATTTGCGTTTCTGTAACATTGCTATAAATCAAAGATTGAAACGTTAATTTAGCCATATTATTAAATGGAATAGCATTAACAATCTTTAATATATTACGTCTAACAATTCGATAGGCTTGTACTTCTTGTCTATATCGTAGCTTGTCCATCTTGCATATCGTTTAAACTTGGATCGTTTATGTTTACTAAATTAGTTGGAATATAAACCTCATTCATCATTTCATCGTCTAACTCTTCATAATTGAATACTTCTCTACGTTCGTTTAAAGTTAAAGGAACTGAATTAACCCACTCACTCATGGTTTTCATATCTGTTTGCATTTCTGGCATTTCAGATATGTCAAACTCTAAACAAGCATTTTCATAACCTTTAAACAACTGAATAAAGTAAGGATTTAAGTAAGAAGCGAACAAATCTAAATCAGGTTTAATATTGTCAATCATAACCCTTTTACGTGCCTCGATTAATGTATCAACACCAAAACCACCTGAAGAACGTTCTTCATTTAATAAATCTACACTCCAATTTAAACAATTTGCCAAAGTGCGACGGTCATAACTTAAATAGTCAAATGGTTTTAATTCATCGGTTGTTAATGATATTCTAGTAAATCCAAGTTTAGCACTTGCACCCGCAATATTAGATAATTTTTCACTGCTATTATTCATATCGACTAAACGGTCTTTTAACGATTGCCCTTGTTCAGCAGTTAAAGGAGTTTGTCCATCTCCAGCGTGAATAAAACCATAAACCCCGCTGTTTTGCATTGTTTTAATGTTTTGGTCTATTCCACTGTTTGAACTATTTATATTTCTAATAGCTGCCATTAATTCGCTATAACCATATAATTGTGAACCGTTATAATCAAAGAATGGATTTGAACGTTTGATATGAATTACACTATCAGCAGGAAACTTAACAAATTGATTGCCTTGTTGCATAATATAATAATCAACAGGACTTTCAGAGCTTAAGACATTTGCATTAGATTTTAATACTATTTGCATCCATTGTGCAGGAAGCATATACAACTGCAATGGTTTACCCATTTCAGACATTACTTTGTATAAATATACATTACCACAAACCTTTAAATAAACTTTGTATAAAAATAATATATCGTTCCATGTTTGCGTTGGATTTGGAATTAACAACGGCATTGGCATTTCGCTATCACTATCGTATGCTTTTGCTTTTAACTTCTTTATAGTTTGCTTTTGTTGTAAAGTTGTATCAATTGGAAAGCGTTTTATTTGCTTATAAATTTCTTCATCTTCAATATTTTTTATGTAATAAGGCACTACAGTAGATTTGGAAGCCATTTGATTAACCATAGCATTAACATCAGGATTTGCACCATAACCCATATTTAATAATACTTCTAAACTTTGGTTATATGTGTTTGTTTGACCTCCTACTAATCTATAAATTGCCTCGTTAAATAAATTCTTATTAGGATTTGTAAGTATATCCCAAGCCATTGAAATTCTATTTTTCGCCATTATAATATATTTTGTTTCAAAGATATACTTTTTATTTATATTAATTCTAAATTAGAATGTAAAAAACTTACTCGACAATTCAAAGTACATCCTAAAAGCTAAAGCATCTGAATAATCTGGTGACCTACCTATAAATTCTTTTACCTTTTCTTTAGGTACTATTCTTAGTTTTCCATCATTATCAATCTTATCCCTTTTGACTTGTTCTAATTCTTTTATTATATCATCTTGCACCGTTCCATCTGAGCAATAAATATAAATACCATTGTTTTGTATTTTTTCAGATAATTTATAATAGCATTGTGTTTTTAGATTTTGATACTCTACGATAACATTCTCTTCTTTTAAAGCACGTGAATTATTTACAAATCCTTTGCATTTGAGAATATCAATTACACCACCTCCAACACCGTCTTCATCTGCAATAATATTGCTATTTGGTACTTTCCATTTTGTAGCTAATCCACGTATTGCCTCCGCTGTTTCAGTAACTGAACTTTTAGCCAAAGAGAATATCTCTACAACTCTAAATCCACTCCAAACACAAACTACCATTTTATCGCTACCGTAACGAGCTATATCTGCACTAATATACATTTCACCACCTTCAACAAATTCATTCGTAAAACAGTTATTTATTTTATCATAATCAATAAGTTTACTTGGGTCATTATCATATTCCCAATTACCATAGTATAACCTTTGTTTACTATTTTCATCAAGCGCCAACAAACTTTCTAAATATGATGAAGGTAGGTTAGGATTGTCAGTAGGTAACGATTGAATAAACTTTTTAGTATTGCCAATAGTTCCATTTGAGTTAGGAATATAAAACTTTGAGTACGTCCAATTCTTAGCAGGATTACAACTGCCTAATATCTTTGGAATAAGGTTATATTCATTTAGTTTATATCTTATCCTAGAAGTAACTATTTGCCATGCTTTATAGCTTATCTGATTACACTCATCAACAAACGCTCCTGTTATTTCAAGCGACCCTAATGCGTCAAAGTTTGGATCTGCTGGATAAGAGTATAAATCCTTTAAAAGTATTTCACTCCCATTTTTCCAATAAATAACACCGTTTTGACCGTTAAAAGTAAATTGGTCTGTTATTTTTAATTGCGATGCTAAATCAAAGAAAGTGTTTAAAGTTGTTTCTTTTAATGTTTTTAGCTTTGCTCTACCCATCAACCATCTAGTACCGGGATAGTTTTGTGATTGTTCAATTAACCATAACACACCTAATGCTGATTTTCCTCCACCAGCAGCGCCTCCATAAAGTACCTCCTTAGTAGTATTATCTTTTAAATAATAAACAGCGTTTTCCTGTTTAGATATTAGTTTCATTTGGTTTTATTCCGTTACCTAAAGATATAACATTTGTAGTAATTTCACCTGAATGTTCTGTTTGTATTTTGTCACCATATTTTTTAGGTTTCAATTTACTTAACTCCCATTTCTTAGCGTCAATTTTTAACCTTTGTAGTTGAACCCATCCAGTATCAATTTTGCCCGTTAAAGCATCTCTTTGAGGCTCTTCAAGATAATCTTGTTCAATACTTTCGAACTTTAATTCAGTTCTAACATCTGTTACATACGCGTATTGTTTTACTTTCACTTCATCATCTTGCAACCAATCAAAAAATGATTTAGAAGATAAATTAACTTCTTTTAAAGCATAACGCAAAGACTTACCACTTTCGATTAAATCAAAAATAGTTTTACAAATAGTTTCTTTATTTTCTTTTGAATATGCCATAATCACAAATATAATCAATTTTTTGGATATCCCAAATTAAAATAATCGATTTCTTTTTGAAGTTTAGAATAATCACCGCCTGAAACTATCAAACGGTGTAATTCTTTTTTCTTTTCATCGATGCTAATTTGCTGATAACCGTTACATTTATCGTTATAGTTTTGAAACTTACAACTCTTTGGATCGTGTCGGCAGGTCTTGCAGGATTTTAGCATTTAAATAACCACTTCCAAAAGTTAAACTTTACTTTTACTTTAGGCTCATCGCCCATTTCATTTGCTGTATAGGAATAGTGTTGTTTCATAGTTTTTCTATTTCTCGTTTAACTTTTTGCCAATATTCTAATGATGATAAGTTTGCATAGGGATCGTCATTTGGAGTAGATTTTTGTAATACCAAGTCTATCTCATCAACTGCTATTAATGCACATTGTTTAGCACATTGTTTATCTTCTTCTATTTCTGCAATTACAGCTCTTACTGGAGTTTCTCCGTACATTTTGCTGTATAACTCTATTGCTTTTTCTTTTGCTGTTTTCATAATTAACTTGCTTTACTTATTAAATAATCTTTTAACCAAATCATCTTTGGTCTTATAAATTCGTAGGCTAACAATATTAAAATGTATTTCATTTCTCTAATTGTTTTATCGCCCATTGAGCGTAGTTAATAATCTTTTCAAAATCTTGTTTGTCTTGTCCTTTTTTTCTCCAACAGTATTTATCAATATTAAACCTTACACAAGCTAAACGTTCATCAAGTGTCATATTCTTTTCTGCTCTTTCAAACGTATCAATCCCGATTTGGTATTGTTCTGGCTTGTTTACTATTTCGTT